GACAACCATACTTGTGGCTCCTTCACAGTATGAAGTGCCGCCTACAAGTTTGTTGTCATACTTGCCTTTGACTTCGGTATCGATAATCAAGTGGCGTGGTAGTGCTGCAACTGCACTGGTCTTACCTACTTTGGGCCGGCCATAAATGAAAAGCCGATGAGGTTCAGTGCTCGCTGTTGTCACTGTTGGTTCTAGCATCTTCTAAAATATTTAGTGTTTCTGTCTGTATAGTGTTCATTGTTGCAGCTAGCTTCAGGTGAAACTTTGCTATCTGTTCTGAATCATCAATGAAAACATCGTCGCCTCCTGCTTTATATCCGTCTATTGGTTTCAGTGTCAAAAACTTGTTGCCAATTACACAGGCAATGTGCGTCTTTCCGATTACAGAAAAGCTGTTTATCATATCAGCATCTCGACCTTTATCGTAGGAGCTGATAATTACAGTGCCAATGTTTACTTCTTTAGAGACCATACGGATTGTCTCGGCGGGCTGGAGTATCGCCACCGTCCCAGTCTTCAAATGTTCCATGACGTAAGTTGTTTTTTAGTAGGGTAATTCCTGCTTGACCATGTCTGTTCTTCAAACAATGCAAAGCTACTAGGTTACGAGTTGGCAAGTTTTTACGTCCATATGTTTCTAGTCCTAATAGTGCAGGTTGGTGTACTACCATAACGACATCGGCTGCATGGTATAGTTGTTTGCTGCCGTGTATATCTGTCTTAAGTGGGTAGTGTAGATTAGGTGCATCCGGATCACGCCGTCGTTCGCCCTCGATTTTATCGTTCAGCTGTGATAGCAGCAATACCATAGCGCCAAAACGCTTACGGATTTCGATGCACATTTTACCTAACTCTGCCATTGTTTGTATCTCGTTTTCCCCTGGCATAGGAGATACGAGCAGCGTGTGGTCGAGACATATAACATAGTGACAGTCACCATGTCGTTTGACAAATGATGATATAGCTTTAGCTATCTGCATACGGTTGCCCGGTTGCTCCACAAAAAAGATAGATGGCTCGTCTATTTGTCTGAGCTTATCTTCAATGAGCACTCGTTCAACATCGTCCAGTGCAGTAGTAGCATGCAGCATTCTATCCAGCGGTACTTCAGCTAAGGACGATAGTCTGCGCATTAGTTCCATCTCTGCACTCATCTCGAAGCTGAAGTGCAGTATTCTTACTGGCTTGTCAAACTTATTGTATGCCGTAGATGTAAAGTCTCTGATAAGGTTGTTGAGTAACATACTCTTACCATGCCCTGAAGCACCTGCTACAACGTATACCATTCCAAACTGCATTCCTCCCAGTAGCATAGTGTTGACTTTATCCCATCGCGTTTTCATTACAGGGATTTTGCCATCCATGTAATTAGCAATGGTAGTTTGAGTAGCGTCAACTACTTCTGCCATAGGGCGTATCTGTAGTTCAGAGGATTCGATCATGTGGTAGGTCGTCTACAGGTGCATCTTTCATCATTTCCCATATGTCTTTGTATGACTCTGACTGTAGCCAGTTATCAATACGCATACTTATGAGCTTGTTGTTTTTAGCATATTGCAATGCTTCCATGATTCGGTCATGATCATGTACTACAATGACATGCTTTTGGTACCATCGTACTAGCTCTTCTTTGTTTGTTGCTTTGACAGGTATTTTCTTTCCATCAATTGTTATGAAAGCAGGATATGCTGCCCAAAATTCTTCGCCAGCATTGGTACGTGCAGCGTAGAAAGCTTGGATAAACTTATCTGTGACTTCATAGTAATCGGAGTATTTGTCTTTGCCACCTGGATTTGTATCGATAGCAAGTCCCTTTTCTACAAGGTCATCAAGATATGGTCTAGGAAAAGGCTTTCCCTCCATAGCTATTTTGTACAGCAAATCGTGCCGCTTCTCATAGATGATTTGAAGAAACAATACCTGTATAGGACTGATGTCCAACTTCAGTAATACGTCAACGTATTTATCGAGCGGGTACACCATGGGTCCTCATCATTATTGCTTGTTCAACATTACGAGCTTCCTGTAAAGTATTGTGAATGGTACTCAACGGGGCCTCCAAATTGTACTCTTCACTCAAGGCAAGTTGAAATTGCCACGGTTCATCAGACCATTTCCGCTTACCGGATTTAACCAGTAATAGGATTTCGCAGTAAAGAGTCGTTGCACTTTGCCAGTAGCTCCTCGATGGAGTGTACCCACTGGATGTTTGCTGATTTGGATTGTCGTTTTTTAAGCCACTTTTCATCTTGTGTGTCTTTCAAATAAAGATTAATAATCACGCCAGTTTTTCCCTCCTGAAATCTAATAGCACGACCTGTCCGTTGTAGGTCTTGCCGTGGAGTAGAAGTGCCGCTACACACAATTGCCAACTCAATGCCCTTTACATCGAAGCCTTCGTCTAATGCTTTTGCTGTGTGTATTACACGCACATCAGTACGAAGATCGGCAAAGGAATCCAATACGTTTTGGCGAGCGTACTTGGACATCTTTGAATGGTAAGCCGCGCCCCAAGGCTGCGTCTCTTCGCTCATCTTTTTAGCGAAATCCACACTTTCGCTAAAGGTGATGGTCGGGACATCAAAAATCTCAATGAGTTTCTTTGCTGCCTCACGCTTCGTAGCACTCTTATAGATGAGCTGCTTGCGTTTTTGCATTGCCCGGTTAAATGCTAAAGCTTTATGCCAGACTTGCTGTTCGTCCCACCCTGCTAAATTTCTACAGAATACTGACAGGTATTGGCGATCGGTCATACAGCGCATTGCACTGTGAAACCGGTTGTTAAAGATAGCAAACGCCTCGTAATAAGCATCTGTTACCTCTTTGTACGCCTTCTCCTCGGACTCACTCATGCGTAGTCCAAGATTAAAGACTTGAAACCGTGAGACATATCCGTTCTTCACAGCTTCATGTAGTGTTACCGTATCTATGACAGGTGCTGCATGACTTATGATATGAAACCTAGGGTCTTCATGATCAAGTGTAGCCGTAAGTCCTAAGATATACCGGTATTCGGTACATGCAAAGATGTTCTTAAAAACATCAGACATGTAGTTATGAATCTCGTCAAGTATCAACAGGTCGACAGAATGTTTCAACTTTACTGCAGTATTGATGACCATTACTTTCGTATTGGTAATGTGCAGCTCGTTAATCTGTTCCTCCCATTGTTGTTTCAGATTCTGAGTAGGTACAACTACAAGCGCTTTACCGGTAGGCAGTTTAGCATTTAAGTCTTGTAGGATAAGTAATGCTACATAGGTTTTACCAAATCCTGTTACTGCTTCTAATGTGCCGTGCCTACCTGCTTCCGTCCACTTACGTATGACTTCTTGTTGACGCTTGAGTCTTCGCTGATCAATCGCCATAAGACATAGATACTTTTAGATGTTCTTCTTGAACATAGTCATAGCTTTCGCCCCAGACATTTCCTATAGGAAGCTCAATAAAACAGTGTGCATAACCCCCGTTATTTATTTCACAGAGATCGAAGGTATTGTATACCCACTGGTCGATATCCAGGTTATGCCTCATATCTGCACTGTACACTACGGCTCTTGCTGGGGAATGTGACGTAAGAGGACGGTGCTCCATGTAGTAATGATCTATAGGTAAATAGTCATTATTTCTGTATGTATAGGTTGGAGGTGCATATCCTTTATCTTTTACGTACTGCAACCCTTTAGGTGTAAGAAAATTAAACTCTTCTATACCGCCACTGTCTCCGCATCCTTGCCAGAAAATATGGATACCGGGATATTGGCGTGGGTCAAGGCGAAGATTCTTATAGAGGTCTTCAATCTCATCTAAAATATTACGCGGGAGCTTTGTCATTGGTCTACTCTTGCTTGCATGAGACATTCGTTGACGTCATAGTTGTTCCTGCCCGTATACAGGGATTGGAACTTGGCAACGTCAATCATAATCCACCCATTGTCAGAATTAGTACGGGCCTGAGTCTGATTCTCATTCATACGATCGATATTTTCACAAGCCAGCATGTTCTCGTATGCTTCAGGCCACCCTTGCTCTTTGCGCAGTTGGGTAAACCGAGATTGGAGGGCGAGGAATGACCGTTCGTTGCCAAACTTCTTATTCAAATCCATAGCCAGTTCTCTGGTCTGTGGGTTGTCACGCAAGGTTGGCTGACCTCCGTAAAATACAGGAAGATCACGATCAATAAGCTGTTGAATAAACTCCCGGTGTTCATTCGGAGTCCACTTTTTGGAGCTGCTCTTTTTCATGGTTTTCTAATTTTAATTTACGACCGGTCATCCAGAACTCTTTATCAATGCTCTTGAGCCAATCTTGTACTGTTGGGACGAATCCCAGGTCTTCAATAATGTGTTGTTCAGCAATAGTCCTAACAGGTACTTTTATGCCGTCGCTATTCGTGATCGTTACTCCGAATCGCTCTTCACAAGCATATACGCCAAAGCTATGATGACGCAAAGCACGGTGACGATGGTCACTATAAGCAACCTTAGAGCCATCAATCCACTCATGTATAGCAAGATAGTCTGATTCAGTACCACGGAAACGCCGAACAGTACTAACAGCGTGATGATAAGCATGTGCCATTGTTTAATTGTTTTTAGATATCAAGCATAATATCTCTTGAGTCTATGTAATGGTCTTTGATAGCTGCATTAATAGCTAGCTTCAAATCGACCCGCATGCAAATGGTTTGTTCCGTAACCATATCTTCTACTATGTATGAAGATCGCCACCGGTACAAACGGTATCTCTGTTTACGAGAAGCCTCAAGAACATCCTGACTTAAATCAGAAATGTCCTTGAGGGCTTTCTTGTATTCCGCAAGTTGTCTTATGTCCATCAATTAACGCTTAGCCCACATTGTTCTGCCAAGAACCGTGTGATATTACTATGCGTTTTAACAGACTCATGCGCCGGTGCTCGTTTTGCGGCTTCTGTGCAGTTGTTGTAGAACTTCCAGACAGAATCAGAGTATAGAGTACCATCTTCTTTCTGGTTGAATGCCCAGTTTTCCGAGTGGTACATTTCCTTCTTTAAATCGCCGAGCATATATGGCGACAGGATACCATCGAAATACATGCGTCCTGCTAAGGAAGCGGCTTGTTGAGGGCTAATGTGTACTTGCTCTGATTGCTCTTTGAACTTCAAGAGTGTGTTGAAGTTGGAAGCCATCTGTTCTACCTGTTGGTCTACTGCCATGTGAATTTCATCCCACACGTTTCGGTAGTGACGGCGTGCAAACGTACCCTCATCGCTCCAGAACATGCCATTCCAGCAGACCAGTACTACTGCACCTGATGCAAAAGATACTTTGCGCATCTTGTTATAGCTGTTCATGAATGCAAATACTCGGTTGATTCCTGGAGTATCAGGATTATTGATATGCAATTTGCATAGCATAATCTGCCCTTTCATAGCGGCTTCAAACTCCTCATCGACAATGGTCAATCCGTGTTGTCGTACTCGCTCTGTTACAATGTTATAGAGTTCTTGGTTAGCTACTGGCCCATATGTGCGCGTTTCATTTGGAATCGGTTGTTGCCATAACAGGCTTTTGTTTTGCTGATTTCGCGACCGTTTTTGATTTAACTGTTCTGTTATTTGGCTCATGCTGCAAAATTTTGATTATTGCTGTTACTTGTCTGATTTCTGCAAGCAGCCGTGTATGCTGCTCTCCGGTTAGACTGTCCGGATTAGATAATGAAAACTCTACTAGCCGTTGTAAGTAATCGGTCCAGTAAAGCAATCGGTGGTGCATAGGAAGGTGCTCATATCGTTTAAATGAATTGTCCCTATATACGTTCATTTGCTCCATTGGTCTGTTATATCGACCTCTGCTTTGAGAAGGTCATTACCCATGATGTGTTGTGCTGCTTCTTCCATTAGTTCTTTGAGTTTAGCAGCCCAGGTTTCTGCATAATCGCGAGGACAAGTCGTATCGATCTGGTCGTGAACGGTCATGACGAGTTTAACTGGGATGTTATTCTCTTTTATGTAAGTGTAGCATAATACAAGGGCGTGTTTTGTCATATCTGCAGCAGTACCTTGAATAGGAGTATTCTTAGATACACGCTCGATACGACCTTTGGTAGCCATATCTAAACCGCGAGGTAACCAATCGTCAAACCACCGTGTGCGTCCCCATGGTTTAAAGGTTTTGATAAATCCATTGCGTACGCCGGAACGTGACATGGATTCAAGAAAGTCTTTAATCTTAGGGAAAGCCTTGAAGTAGTTCTCGATAAGGGTAGAGGCTTCAGACATGGAAATCTCCATTTGCTCAGAAAGCTTCTTAGGCCCCATGCCATATGCGAGTCCAAAGTTGATACTCTTAACGGCTGTTCTTAGCTTTTTGTGGTCGGGGCAGTCGCATTTCTCAAAGCCTTGCTCGAAAGCGCACGAATCTAACGCGGCATCCTTCCACCGTTCCCCGAACACAAGTGCTGCGCAAACGCTATGCAAATCGTGTCCATTCCGGAGAGCGTGATTAAATACTGGGTCTTTAGATCCATGAGCAATGATACATAGCTCCTGAGAGGAATAGTCTGCAGATACGAATACGTGGTCGGGGTCTGTGATGAAACAGTTACGATACGCATTGTCTGCAGGTATCTGTTGCATGTTAGGCTCCTTGCAAGACACACGGCCGGTACGTTTAATTTGAACGAAGCGCGGGTGAATCTTACCATCGTCATATACATGCGCCATAAAGGATTCGCCAAAGGAAGATACCTTTTTGGTTTGCTCACGATACTGACGTAAAAGCCTGCCGATGTCATGTACAGCAGCTATCTTCATAGTATCACGTTCTGAGGTGCCCATAACGCTGTTGTCGATACACTGAAAGACACGTAACGTTTGCATAGGGGAGTCCCAGTTGAGACGTGTGCCCATAACTTCGGACTCTGACAAGAACATATCGAGTTGCGTTGCGGGTACGCGAACGGATTCGAATAGCGGGTCAGTGTCGATGATAGTGTTGAGCTGTGATTCTGTGATACGGGAAGCTGTACGAAGTTGGTCAACCATGGCGAGCCAAGCGGACTTGTTGAGTGTAAGTCCGTTGTATTCTATATGCAAGAAAGCCATACATGCTTGACATTCGAGCCGTGCTACGTGCAGCAGATTTTCTTTTTTGAGTGCTGAAATCTGAGCAAGCATAACGGGCTTGAGATACTTTACGTCGTTTGCTGCATATTCAAGTTGTCGAGTTGATAGTCGACCACCACGAGTAAAGGTGGTACGTACGGATTTGTCAAGTCGTACCTGACAGTAGCGTTGTACTACAGAGTCGAGACCGGCACGTAGGTTAGTACCATTTACGAGTACCTGTTCGCAGAGCATAGTGTCGTAGATAGGTACTTGTATGTCATAACCGTAATGCATGAGGAACTTGAGGTCAAACTTGATGTTGTGACCTACCATCATCTTGCATGTGTTGAAGGTTTCGAATAGACCGGGTAGTTTATCCTGATTGAATAAGAATATCCATTGGTCGTTGGTATCGTGGGCGACTTGTATCGAGAGGATACTGTCGCTTTGAAAGTTGAAACCTGTGGTCTCGATGTCTATGAAGAGGTATACATGATCCCTGAGAGCTGCAAGTGCAGCATCCCAGGGCATGTATTCATATCCATCTGTACAGAGCGAACTCTGTGGTTCAGTGGCTACTAGGTAGATCATCAGTGCTGAGCTTACCGGAGCGGAGACCTTTGTTGTAGAAACGAACAAAGTGTCGGGACCAATTCCCTCTTCCGCTCTGAGTTATGATAGACTCAAAGTTAAGCTCAATTGCGTGGAACAACCGGTCGATACTGAATCCTTCCAAGCGTCGGAGGTCGATGATGGAAAGCAACACAGCCTTAGATACAAAGGCGGGGTTGAGCTTGCCGTACTCTTTCAACTTGGTCAAGATGTCTTTCTTCTCCTGAGTCATCTCGAAGACGTATGACCCACTGGTGATGATACTCGTGTGAGCACCTTCAGCAGGTGAGAGGAAGGCACAGATAGAGGTCAGCTTGTGAGGCTTGAACTGTTCTGCTGCTTCCTGCAACTTGATGTAGTTCTCGTTACCACCGGTAGCATAGAAATGAATCCAGTCATTCATACGCCATTGAACCTGATGAGCGTTCATCTCTGCTATGTCTTCTATGGACATATTCTTCTTGATGTAGCTAATTTTCTGTGGGCTACTAGCGGTCTTATTGATTAGACGAATAGCTTCTAATCGATGTTGACCGTCAAGAATAACATTACCTGTAGTTACAGTAATTGGTGTTTTTAAGCCGACGCGCATAATTGACTCAGCCAGCTTTTTTACTGCAGACCGGTTTACACGGCGGTTTCGCTCGTGAAAAGTAAACTGGTCCAAGTTGGTCGTTGTTTTGACACTCATTGGTTACTTGTTAAATGAATACTGTTTTGATCTTCTTGTAAATGGAGATTACCCAAGTCTGCCATAGACTGCAATGTATTGACATCTGCAAGGAGTGCTTCACGCTTACCTAGCTCGATGTGAATTGCTTTAGTGACACCACTAAGAATTTCACCAACCTCAAGCATCTTGTTGATCTTGTGATTGTGCTTGGCTTTACGCATCAGCATGTCGTATAGTGCGGTCATTAATTCTGCAGCATCCATCTCAGAGATTACATGCTGCTTACCGTCTCTCGTTTGGTAGACGGTTTCTTGTGCTTCTAGAGGTATTTTTGTCATGACTAAGGGATAAAAATGGGGGAGAGTTGCCCCTCCCCCGTGAGATTAGTAGGCTTCTACAACGCCGCGTCCAGTTGATACGAGATTATCGACATCATCTGTAATTGGGACACGTGTAGCGTCCGACAACAAGGTGCGTCCGCTCCGGTCGAATGCTTGCTTCACTGCGAGTTCGAATTCAGGAGAATTTGGATTACCTTGCACGAAGCATGTAGCGCTATTACGAGTGTCTCCATTGATGTCGTATGGTACTACTTCGCGACGGACAATCTGACCTTCGATGACCATGCCAGGAGCGGCATTCCAGAGATAGTCAGATACAGCAGAGGAATCATCCTCATCATACAGGTACGGTACCTTGTAGCCAATGGTACGTACAGTTTTGCCTGGTGACAAAACTTGGTGAATTTCACCGGTCGCTGGGTTAGTCCAAGTTCCGGTTGTGGCAGTGGTGCCGAGAGTGACGCGCTTGTACTGGCGTCCATTTTTGTCGCTGCAAATTTCAGTTGCAACAACTTCTACAAAGTTACTCATGTTAGAGGTACTAAGGGTTAATGAATTAAACAAATATATCGATTTCTGATATGGCACGTAATCGTCTAGCTGGTAAAGGCCGGTCTTATAAAAAGAGAGGCATGACTGCGAGGAGTATCGCAAAAAAGAAGAAGTACGATGCGGAGTATCAGAAGAAGCGATCCGCTGTTACGAAGCGCGTACAGGCTAACAGAGCTAACCGACGCGCTGGTT